AGATGACGTATATAATAGAATAGAACAATTATTAGATGGTCCTTATGTTGAACTTTTTGCTAGAAGAGAACGAAAAGGTTGGGATAGTTGGGGAAATGAATTATGAAAAAGTGGAAAGATAATATAAACGATTTTTTTAAATGGGTTAAAGGTACAGAGTTAGTAGAACTTGATGACATTGATGTATCTGAAGACCCAGTTAGACCAGAACTTACTTTAGGATTTAGAATTACAAATGGTAGAAAAATATTTGGTCTAAAATATAATAATGAAATAGAAGCAATAGTTTGTATTGCGTTATGCCCCGAAGTGCCTTATACAGTTAGAGAAATGGATTACATGTCTCAAGCTGCAAATCAAGACGGACAACGTGGTGAGATAGTTATTGCATATACTGTTTGGTCAAGAAAAAGAGGTGCAGGTAGAGAGATCATACAAAAATTAAGAGATTGGACTATAGAAAATAAATTTAGTAGATTGGTAACACTATCACCATTGACAACAATGGCAACACACTTTCATATTAGTAATGGTGCAAAACAAGTACACATCAATAAAGAAACACAAAACTTTGAATACAAATTATGATACATTTTGAAAAGATACGTTGGAAAAACTTTTTATCTACAGGTAACAACTTTACAGAGATACATTTAGATAGACAGAATACAACACTCATAGTTGGTGAGAATGGTGCAGGTAAGTCAACAATACTTGATGCATTATGTTTTAGTTTATTTGGCAAACCATTTAGAGTAATCAGTAAATCACAATTAGTCAATACTGTTAATGATAGAGAAGCAGTTGTTGAAGTAGAATTTAGAATTGGTACTAATCAATGGAAAGTTGTTAGAGGTATTAAACCTAGTAAGTTTGAAATATACCAAAATGGTGAAATGATTAATCAAGAAGCAAACTCTAGAGACTATCAAAAGTATTTAGAACAAAATGTATTAAGATTAAATTATAGATCATTTACTCAGGTTGTAATATTAGGGTCATCAACTTTTGTACCTTTTATGCAATTGAAAGCAGTACATAGAAGAGAGGTAGTTGAAGAGATACTTGATATTAAAATATTCTCTTTAATGAATATGATACTTAAAAATCAACTAAAAGATTTGCAAGATGATATCAAAGATATGGATTATCAGTTTGAGTTAGCAGTAGAAAAGATAGCCATGCAAACAAACTATATCGATGATATGAAAAAAAATAAAGATAAAATTATCAAAGAGAAACAAGATTTATTTGATTCTAATAAAACGATACTAACAGACAGAGAGAAAGAAAAAGCCCTGCTAGAGACTGCTAGCGAGGATTTAGCGGGTGAAATCAATGATAAGACAGTAATAGAGGACAAATTAAGTAAACTTAATAATATACGTGCTACTTTGACTGAAAAACATAAACAATTAACAAAAGATATGGAGTTCTTTAAGAATAATGATTCGTGTCCAACCTGTGAACAAGATATACAACAATCTCATAAAGAAAAAATGGTTAACAAAAAAGAAATCAAAGTCAAAGAAATCGTTGAAGGTGCAACAAAACTTAAAGAAGAATTATTAGTTGTTAATAAACGTTTAGAAGAAATAACAGGTGTAACACAAAAGATAAGAGATAATGAAGTTAGACAGGCAGAGATACTTAGTTCTATATCAGAATTAAAAAAATATAATACAAAGTTAGAAGAAGATATATCAAACTTTGAAACTGGTAGTGTATCACAAAAAGATATAGACAAACTAGATCAGATGAAAGGTGATTGTAAAAAAATTGAACATCAAAGAAGTAAATTAAAAGATGATAAAACTTACATCATGGCAGCTAGAGACATGTTAAACGATACAGGTATTAAAACTAAAATTATTAAACAGTATCTACCTATTATGAATCAGTTAATTAACAAGTATCTCATGTCAATGGACTTTTACGTAAACTTTAATCTAGATGAAAACTTTAATGAAACTATCAAGTCTAGATTTAGAGATACGTTTAATTATGCTTCTTTTAGTGAAGGTGAAAAAATGCGAATTGATTTAGCATTGCTATTCACTTGGAGAGCAGTAGCAAAAATGAAAAACAGCACTAATACAAACTTACTAATACTAGATGAAATATTTGACAGTAGTTTAGATGGTCAAGGCACAGATGAGTTTTTAAGAATTTTAAATACTTTATCTGAGGAAAATACTTTTGTTATATCCCACAAAGGTGACCAACTAGCTGATAAATTTAGACATAGTATTAGATTTGAAAAAGTACAAAACTTTTCTAGGATAGCAAAATGACACTATACAAATTAAAACTTTATATAAAATTATACTGGTCAACATTTTTATCTTACTTTAAAAAGAAACCAAAAGATAATGATGTTTACATTTACGAAAATGATATTGAAGAAGATGAATATCATCGTAAGTTAAGAGAAAACAAAATAGACATAAGTAAAGATGAATAATGATACACGTAGGAATATCTGAAGGTTTTCATGATGCAGCTATAACTGTATTACATGGACAAGAAATAATATCAGCTAGACATAGTGAGAGATATACTAAAATTAAGAATGACCCAATTCTTGATTTAAATCTAATACCTGTTAAATATGACACATTAAATTTTTATGAAAAACCTTTCTTAAAAAATACTAGAAGATTATTTGCTGGTCAAAAATGGCAAAACCCTAGAAGAAAATATGACAATTATTTTGGTCATCATGAGACACATGCAGCTGCAGGTTATTACACTTCACCATTTAATGAATGTAACGTATTGGTTATAGATGCTATTGGTGAATGGAATACTGTATCCATATGGGAATGTAAAGATAATGAAATGAAAAAAATTAAGTCATGGAATTATCCTTATTCACTTGGTCTATTATATTCAGCAATCACTAAAAGATTAGGACTAAAACCAAATGAAGACGAATATATTACAATGGGTATGGCTGCGTTTGGAGAACCTAGATATGATTTAGAATATTTACTAGAGGAAAACAATCATAAAGGTGTTGGTAGGATATTTCCACATGCACACCCACATGACTTAGCAGCTAGTGTACAAAATTTATATGAGACTAAGTTTTTACAATTACTAAAATATTGTGAATATAGTAATCTAGTATTAGCTGGTGGTTGTGCTTTAAATTGTGTTGCTAACAGTAAGATACCAGATAGATTTAATGTTTGGATTTTACCAGCGCCAGGAGATGCAGGTTCATCTTTAGGTGCAGCTGCATTAGTTGAAAAGAAAAAATTAAAATGGAAACATCCTTATCTTGGCTTAGCTGCAGGGAATGGTCAAAGTCATGTAAAGGAGATTGTAGATCATTTACTTAAACATGGAGTATGTGGAATAGTAAATGGTAAAGAAGAGTTTGGGCCAAGAGCATTAGGAAATAGAAGTTTACTTGCAGACCCTAGATTAAATATTAAAGATACAGTAAATGAAATAAAACAAAGACAAAAATTTAGACCGTTTGCACCAGCAATACTAGAAGAATATTTTGATAAGTATTTTGATGGTCGTAAAAATAGATATATGCAATTTGTATCTAAAGCAAAACATGATTTAAAATCAGTTACACATGTTGATGGTACTGCTAGAGTTCAATGTGTAGAGGAAGATAATATCAGTATATTAAGACCAATACTAGAAGAGTTTTATGATAGAACAGGTTGTCCTATGTTACTAAATACAAGTTTGAATATAAAAGGAAGACCTATGTGTAGCACTTGGGCAGATGCCCAAAGATTTGAGAAAAAATATAATGTCAAAGTATTCTAAAATAATTGCTGGTGGATGTTCTTTTACAGATAAGGATTTTCCTAAATTTGCCTCACCCAATCCATTAGATTATAAGATGTGGCCAGAAGTCATAGGTGAAAAACTTGATTGTGAAGTTATTAATACTGGTAGATGTGGATTTGGTAATTATGCGATATATCACACTACTCTAAATGCAATAATGAAACATAAAGTAGACCATGTATTTGTTATGTGGTCAGATTGGACAAGGCAAGATTTTTTAATTGATAGTTTTGCAAGTTCAACAAGAATGGGTGGTAAAGCTGGTGGAGATTATGTATCACTACACCCATTTTATTGGGGAATAAAAGAAAGTGATGTCATAAAATGGTATAATGAATCTTTTACTAAAAACTTTCCTCATAAACATATACATGGTAAAGAATTTACAGCATCGATGCCTAATATACAACAACTCATAGATACAAATATAAATTATATATTTTCAATGCAAGCAATATGTGAAAAATTAAATATTAAATATACTGCTTGTCAAGCAATGGAGAATGATAGATTTTTACCAAGTATTTTAATAAAACATCCATACTTAGAACATATAAAAAATTTTTATGGATGGCCAATGGATAAAAAGCTAGGTGGATTTACCATGGTAGATTTACTTAAAAAAGAATACAAAAATGCTTATAAAGTTAGTGAAGAGGATGCTCATCCAAATGAAATAGGTCACAAATTTATAGGAAATAAAATAATGGAGTACATAAATGTCTAAAATTATTATTACGGGTGGATGTTCTTTTGCAGATGGTTCTCAACCAAAATATGCAAAACCTAAACCACTTGATTATAAGATGTGGCCAGAAATCATTGGCGAGTTAAGTAAATGTGAAGTGATTAACACAGGACACTCAGGTTTTGGTAATCATGCGATATATCACTCAGTACTCAATGAAATATGGGATAATATTGATGATGTACAACATGTTTATGTTATGTGGTCAGAATGGGCAAGACAAGACTTTTTAACAAAAAATGGTTATAAATCAGTTGTTCCTAGATTAGAAAATGATGAATACAATAAAACACAAGCATTTTATCAAAGAACGTGGAGTCGTCCATTTCCTAGTATGCAACAACTTATAGACACAAATATGAATTACATATATTCAATGCAAAGTATTTGTAAAAATTTAGGGATTAAATATACTGCCGTTCAAGCAATGAAACCAATCCCTCAGCTCGTTGAAGGTGAAACCTTAGATACACCTTTTGCATATAATATAATAAAACATCCTCTAGTAGAAAGTATTGAAAATTTTATGGGATGGCCAATGTTAGATCATCTGGGTGGATATAATATTGTAGATTTATTAAATTTATCTATGGGTTCTAGTTGGCGAATCAGTATAGAAGATGCACATCCAAATGAGAAAGCACAACGATTCATAGCGTCAAAAATACACGAATATTCAACAAAATAGAGGGTACCCCCTCTAAAACCCTTGATTTTACTTGCTTTTTTAGGCCTTGACAATTACACCCTCACCTGATACTTTATATGTATGAGAGAGGTTATATCACAGATGAAAAAGTCAACTATTGCAAAATTACTTGCTGAAGAAGATATTTCAGTAGTTCACAAAAAAACTAGAACCGCTTCTTTTGATGTTAAGAAAAGAGAATTAGTTCTACCAATATTCAAAACAGAAATATCTAATGACGTTTATGACATGTTCGTATGTCATGAAGTTGGCCACTCATTATGGACTCCTTTAGATATGTTAGAAAAAATTCACAAAGAAGGTATTGATAAATCTGTTGTTAACGTTATCGAAGATGCTAGAATTGAAGCAATGATACAAAACAGATATCCTGGTTCTAGAAAAAACTTTACTCAAGGTTACAAAGAATTATTACAAAGAGATTTCTTTGGTATTAATAACAAAGATTTATCTAAACTTAATGTTATTGATAAAATTAATATCTATTTCAAAACTGGTCTTGATGTAGGATTTACAGTAGAAGAAAAATTACTTGCTGACAAAGTTGCAAAATGTAAAACTGCTGACGATGTTATTAAACTTGCAATTGAGATTTCTGGTTATCACAAAAAGAAAACTGAGGAAGAGAAGAAAAAAGAATTAAAAGTTAATGTTCCTAATAATGCTCCTAAACAAGAAGATTCAGAGTCGAGTGAAAGCGACTCTGGTTCTTCAAATGATGCAGAGGAAGATGTTCAAGATTCTAGTGGTGATGATATGCAAGATGGTCAAGACGATCAAGCTGATACTGGTGGTCATCCAAAACAAGAAGATAAAAAAGAAGATGGACAAGTAGGTAGAGAAGGTGCAGGTCTTGGTGCCAAAGGTGATTTAGTTTCTCATACAGATTCAGCGTATCAATCAGCAATGGATGGTCATAACGATTACAAAGCAAAAGATAGAACGTATGTTAATATTCCTAAGAAAACTGATTTATCAAAGTTGATGGTTCCATATAAAACTATGTTATCAGATTTAAAAGAGCATTACAAAAAAGACCCAGATGCTGTTAATGATTATTTCAATACAGAATATATTAAACTTGTTAACGATAACAAAAAAGTAGTTCAATATATGGTTAAAGAATTTGAAATGAAAAAACAAGCAGATTTATATAAGAGAGCAACAGTTTCTAAAACTGGTGTACTTAATATGAGTAAGTTACATACTTACAAATACAATGATGACTTGTTTGCAAAAATGACTACTATACCTGGTGCAACTAATCATGGAATGGTTATGTATGTTGACTGGTCTGGTTCAATGGCTGACAATATGGAATTTACAATGAAACAATTATTTAACTTGATTTGGTTTTGTAATAGAACAAAGATACCTTTTCAAGTAATTGCTTTTTCAGATAGAGAACATAGAATCAGTAATAGATATGGCGAAAGCAATCATAACAAATATCAACAAGATATTATACTTGGTGATATGTGTATTGAAGAATTAAAACTAATTGAGTTGTTTAGTTCTAATATGAATAAACAAGAGCAAGAAGAACAAATGAAAAACTGTATGAAGATGTATCATCAATGGACAAGTTATCATCAAAGCAGATTCAATGATAATTATGCTACGTTATATGATTTGTCTTATGTAAAAGAAGAATACAATCTAGGTGGTACACCACTTAATCATGCTTTAATTTGTGCAGCTGATGTTGTAGAAAATTTTCAAAAACAAACTAAAGTTCAAAAAACAAATGTCATATTCTTAACTGACGGTGATAGTCATAGTTGTGAATATGTTTATGATTATCCTAGAGAAGAATACAAAGATCAAACAGTTCAACCAATATCTATACCATACGATCACGATATTGTTTACGCAGATAAAAAGAGAATGGTAAAAGCAATGAGTGTTGATGGTATGTACAGTTACAGAGGTGGTCAAACTAAAGTATTATTAGACATGTTAAAAAAACAATTACCTACTGTTAATATTGTAGGATTCTTTGTCGAGGGCAGAGGTAGACATGGTAGAGTTGATGTAAATACTATTTGCAGAAAAATGGGTTGGTCTAGAGGTAGAGACGAGCAAAAGATATTAGATGCTCAGAAAAAACTTAAAAAAGATAAAGTATTAGTTTGCACAACTCAAGGTTATGATGAGTTCTATATCTTACCAAGAGGCCCACTTGGAGCAACTGAGGATGAAGTATTGACAATCAAAGAAGGTGCAAAATCGAATCAGATTGCAAAAGCTTTCATGAAATCTAGTGGTGCTAAGACAGTAAATAGACAATTACTTAACAAATTCATAGGGATGGTCGCTTAAATGATTGATATTACTAGCTTATTTGACCACATTATATGGTTGACAATCAACACTATACTATGTTATTATTAATAATGAAAGAGAGGTTATATGTTAACACCAAATAAACAAAAGTTCATTGATGCTGCTTCAAAACATTTTGGAGTCGGTGCAATCGTTGGAAGAAACGAGATCAATGAGTTTGCAACTAACAATGGATTTTCAAATCCTAGTTGGTTCAAGAAACCTGCTTACAAAGTAGGTCACGGTAAATATCAATTACCATCAGACAATGCTGAAGTTGAGACTAAAGAGGTTTCACAATCAACTGTCTCAAATAATACTGAGGATGCGATGAAAGTCAATTTGATTGCAAGTAACTCAGGTATGGACTCTTTAGTTCCTAGTAAGTTTCAAGGTTTTGTACCTTGGGGTCATTACTCTACAATCAATCAGGTTGTTAAGTCTGGTATGTTTTACCCAATCTTTATTACTGGTCTATCTGGTAACGGTAAAACTCTTATGGTAGAGCAAGTTCACGCAGCTGCCAAAAAAGACTTAATCAGAGTTAACATTACAATCGAAACTGACGAAGATGATTTACTTGGTGGTTTCAGACTTGTAAATGGTGAGACTAAATTTGTTCCTGGTCCAATTGTTGAAGCAATGGAAAAGGGTTGTACCTTATTGCTTGACGAATGTGATTTAGGTTCTAACAAACTTATGTGTTTGCAACCAGTATTAGAAGGTAAAGGTGTTTATCTTAAAAAAGTAAATAAATGGATTACACCAAAAGCTGGATTTAATATTATTGCGACAGCGAATACTAAAGGTAAAGGTTCTGAGGATGGTAGATTTATCGGAACGAATGTTTTGAACGAAGCATTTCTAGAAAGATTTGCTATCACAATCGAACAACCTTATGCCAACAAAAAAGTAGAAGAGAAGATTATTCTTGGTTCTATGGATAAGTATGGTAAAACTGATAAGAAGTTTGCAGCCAACTTATGTACTTGGGCTGAAGTAATCAGAAAAACTTTTTACGATGGTGGTGTTGATGAGATTATATCAACTAGAAGACTTGACCACATCGTAAAAGCATTTTCTATCTTTGGCGATAAAATGAAAGCGATTGAGTTATGTGTTGCTAGATTTGATGATGATACTAAAGAGTCATTCTTAAATCTTTACACTAAGATTGATGCTGGAGTTACAGTTGACACTCTAAACAATGACGACCAAACTAAGGTTGAGGAAGACGAAAAAGAAGAAGAGGTCGACACAGCAATATAAAATTTATTTTAGGGGTTGACTTTTCAGAGGTCAATCCCTATATAAATAATCATGACACGCTCATAAGAGGTGTCAAACTTAACTTTGCTTAATATAAGGAGGTACTAATCATGACCAATCTAAGCATATTCAATCAATTAAGACCATTTTCAGTAGGATTTGACGACATGTTCGATCATTTCGATTCAATGGTAAGTATGGGTTCAAGTAATTACCCACCATATAACATTGTAAAAACTGATAAGAATAGTTACAATGTAGAAATCGCACTAGCAGGTTTCAACAAAAAAGACATATCAGTTGAGGTAGAAAATGGTATATTAACTATCGAGTCTATCAAAGATAAAGACACAAAAGAAGTTGAGGACAACGATGGTATCTTGCATAAAGGTATTTCTAAAAGATACTTTAAAAAACAATTTACAATTGCAGATGATGTAAAAGTAAATGGGGCTGAACTAAAAGACGGTCTATTAAAAGTGTCTATGGAAAAAATCATACCAGAGGCAAGAAAATTAAGACAAATTACTGTAAAGTAATATAACCTCTAAAACATAAAAGAGGCCTTGACAAATAGGCCTCTTTTGTTGTATCTTGGGCTTAATATAATGAATGAACAGTTGAATAGAATAGAAAAGAAATTAGATAAACTTGAAAAGAAACTTGATAGACATATAAAAGAGATATGGCAAGTTTATGAACCTATCAAAAAAATATTAGAGAAGTTAGAGAGATTTAAATTATGGTAAAAGTATTTGATCTAGAGCCAGGCGGTTTAAAAGATGGTGGACAAGCAAAATTAAATAAAGAAGAAACCGATAAACTTAACAAAGAAAACGAATTAAAACAAAAACAACAAGAGATTAACAAAGGTCTAGCAATTGAGTTAAGAAATAAAATTGCTTGTCCTATGATGCGTGTTGAGTTTCCAAAAGAAATAATAGAAGAAATAAATGAAGGTATACAAAATCCTAATCAAGAATTTAGAGACAATCTAGAAAATATATTTAAACAAATAGGTAAAACATTTTTAAAAAAATCTTACGGAATAGAAAAACAATTAAAGATAGATTTTAGATTATATGGTAATGGTAAGAATGAAGAATACGATCATAAATTAAAAGCATTACTGTTTACAGATGGTGGTAACAAATTTGATTTTCAATGGAATAGTGTTGAGTTAAACGATCATCCATTAAGACCAGAGGGATTTGAAACTGTAACAACGGAACCAGGTGTATTAATAATATATCCTAGTTTCAATAGAATTACATCATCCCCACCACAAAATTATTTGGATGAGTCGCCTGTAATTGAAATAGGTATTGATTATGAAATATAACGAAGATAAAATTTTATTTGAAGTTAGAGAGTATATTGAAAATACATATAACCAACATTATAGTGTTGGTAAAGATGGTAAGATTCAAGTTCAAGATTTGCTAAGACAACTTGGAATAGATAAAGATTTTTGTCAAGCCAATGCAATAAAATATCTTGCAAGGTATGGTAAGAAGAATGGCAGAAACAGAAAAGACTTGCTAAAAGCAATTCATTATGTTATACTGTTAATGTCGAGTGAAGAAAATGATAATGGAGAAAGTGAAATATGAAACTAAGCAATGAAACTATTGGTGTGCTTAAAAACTTTAGTAGCATAAACATGAATTTAGTTATTAAAGAAGGTAACACCATGACTACAATGTCAGCAATGAAAAATATTGTAGCAAAGGCAGACGTTACTGAAACGTTTCCTAAAGAAGTAGCGATTTATGACTTGAATGAGTTTTTACAATCGTTATCTTTATTTGCTGAACCAGTTCTTGATTTTCAAGATCAATTTATGACAATGAAAGATGAGGGTTCTAAAGCAACTCTTAAATATTGGTATTCAGACCCTAGTGTTGTTACAAGTCCTAGTAAGATGATAACAATGCCAAGTGAAGATGTTAAATTGACTTTGACAAGTGAAGACATAGAAAAACTAAAACGTGCAGCTAGTGTCGTTCAAGCACCAGATATGGTTCTCGAAAAAACAGATGCTGGTGTATCGTTAATGGTATGCGATAAAAAGAATACTACTGCCAATAATTATGCTATCGATGTAGATTGTAATTCTAATGCTAAATCGTTTAAGTTCTATTTTAAAGTTGAGAATATGAAACTGTTACCTGGCACATATGATATAACAATATCACAAAAAAATATCAGTAACTTTAAAAACTCAAACAAGAATGTAGAATATTGGATTGCGTTAGAACCTGAATCAACATATGAGGCTTAATTATGGAAACATTTTTGTGGGTCGAAAAGTATCGACCAAAGACAGTAGCAGATTGTATTCTACCTACTGAGTTAAAGAAAACATTTTCAGAGTTTGTAAAAGACAAACATATTCCCAATTTAATTTTATCTGGTTCTGCTGGAACTGGTAAGACTACTATTGCAAAAGCAATGGTGGAAGAGATTGGTAGTACATGGATGTTAATAAATGGTTCAGAGGAATCTGGTATTGATGTTTTACGTACCAAGATTAAAAACTTTGCATCAACTGTATCGTTAGAAGGTGGTAGGAAGTATATCATACTAGACGAGGCAGATTATCTTAATCCTCAATCAACTCAGCCGGCCTTACGTGGATTTATGGAAGAGTTTCATAAGAACTGTGGTTTTATTCTTACTTGTAATTATAAAAATAGATTAATACCACCAATTCATTCTAGATGTTCTAACATTGATTTTACTATTCGCAATGGTGAAAGAATTAAACTTGCAGAATCTTTTTTCAAAAGAGTTCAAGATATTCTTGGTCAAGAACAAATTAAATCTGAACCTAAAGCAGTTGCAGAATTAATTAATAAATTTTTTCCCGATTGGCGAAGATGTTTAAATGAACTACAAAGGTATTCATCATCTGGTCAAATAGATGCAGGTATACTTGTTAATCTTTCAAGCGAAAATATAAAAGAACTTGTTGGTTTTATGAAGGCAAAAGAATTTACAAATGTTCGTAAGTGGATTGTTAACAATTTAGATAATGACCCATCAAGAATTTTTAGAACAATTTATAATTCTTTATATGACAATTTAGATCATAGCACAATACCACATGCTGTTGTAATTATCGCAGATTATCAATATAAGTCAGCTTTTGTCGCAGATCAAGAGATTAATATGCTTGCTTGTATGACTGAATTAATGTCTCAGATAAAGTTTAAATAGGATAAATACATGTTACGATGTATGAGAATAAAGTCGACTCCGACACAAGCGAATTCTTACAGACAGGTCTAGGAATGAAAAACGAATGGCATGTTGTAACAGAATTTGAAAACAAGATAGCAGAATTCTTTGGTGCTCCATATGCGGTCGCCACAGATTGTTGTACAAATGCCCTTGAACTTAGCATAAGATTAGAAAAAATGAAAAAAGGTAGAGAAGTTAGACCAATAACTGTACCTTTTCACACTTATGTTTCAGTACCAAACATGTTAATTAAAAATAATTGGACATTCAATTGGGGTGATGTTCGTTGGCATGGGTATCATTATTTAACAAAAGAAACAATTGATGCAGCTGTATATTGGAAAAGAAATGGTTATGAACCAGGCACAAAAATGTGTTTAAGTTTTTTTTATAGAAAACATTTAAGTACAGATAGAGGTGGAATGATACTTCTAGATAATAAAGAAGATGCTGATTTATTAAGGATAATGTGTTATGATGGTAGGCAAAGATCAAGCGTACCATGGAATAAACAATACATAGATTTATTTGGTTATCATTATTATATGACACCACATAAAGCAAAAATAGGATTAAAAAATTTTGAAAAGGTGAAAGACAAAAAGCCAATAAGAAAAGATTGGGATTGGTACCCAGACATTCATAATTGGCCTGTCTATAAAAAATTTGGTGATGAAACATTTAGTATTAGTACAAAGTAATCAAGGCGTAGGTCACGCAAATAGAGCAAAGGCTTTAGGCGAATACATAACAAACAGACTTATTGTAACTAGACCTTTTACAGGTAAATCAACTGATACTGAATTTTTTGGACATGATAAAGTCTATAACGATTTATATCAAGATTATAGAGAGTATGACCCAGATGTAATTATTACAGAGGGATATCCTTTTGGTCGATATGGTTGGGACCCATTTTGGGCTGAACAATGGGGTTATAAATGGCAACATGGTGGTGTTTTAGATATATTAGAACATGCAAAAGAAAACAACAAAAAAATTTATTCATTAGATAGAGATATACCTTGGATTCAACCAAAGGAAATGTATTTCTATATTGATAGATTAAATGAATATTATGATGGTGTGTTTTTTGCTGGTGACTATAATTTTTTAGATGCAACTGAGCAACTATATGAAACCCCCATGATAGATTGTGAAGTTTATAATACTGGTTATGTTACATATCCTTATACCAAACCAAGTGTTGATAAAAGAGATGGTATATTAGTATCTGGTGGTGATTGGTATAAACTAACTCATAAGTATCAAAGATTATTTCTTGAAGTAAAAGAAGCAATTCCTAGTTTAAAAATATCTTTTATTATTGGTGATAAGACACCAAAAGATATTTTAAAAATGGCAGAGGATAGAAATATTAATTTAATTAAAAGACCAAGTGTAAATGAATTTAGAGATTATTTGTCTGTGCATAAAATGGCATTTACATCTTTAGGTTATATGACTTTTACTGATTTAAATATTACAAAAACACCAGCGTTAGTTGTTCCAAATGAATATTCATCATCTGAATTATATGATGTAAATAATAATGTCATAGGAAACGAAGAAACTTATAGAACATCTAGATATTCAGACGAGGGTGGTTGCCATTGGATACCACAAAAAGATTTAGATATAGATTTAATATTAGGAGGTATCGAAGAGACAATGAAAATTAAACAAGAGGACATACCAGATATCGATTTAGATGGTGGAGAATATATTAAACAATGTTTGACAGAGAAGAAAATAAAATATATTTAAAAAGTATTCAGGGTGCGATAGATGGTGGACATATGCAAGCCTCGATAGATAACAAATACATGTACCCTTGGCGTATAAACATATTTCCTGGTACGAGTTGTATGTTTTTTTGTTCTTTCTGTGGTAGAAATCATGGCTCTGTTGTTGATGATGCATATGAATCATATCTTTACTTTAAACAAGTAATAGAACAAGATAGTGGTAAAGACCCTAGAGTTTTTGGTATAGGTGGTGGACTAGAACCACTGACAACACCTTACATAGGTGAAATATTTAAAAACTTACATGATGGTGGGTATAAATGTAGAATGTTAACGAATGCTTTTTTACTTAATAACAAGTATATTAAAAAACATGAATATATTAATTCGTTAGATCATATTAGAGTATCTTTGTATGGTATAGATGAAGAAGAATATAAAAACACAACAAAACATAATAAGGGTTGGCATGTTGTAAAAGAAAATTTAAAAAATTATAATAAGATTGAAAATAGAACTAAGTTATATTTAAATTATATACTATTACCAAGTAACTATAAAAACATATTAAAAGTAATTGATTACATTGATTACATAGGTGGATGTGATAATTTATCTTTACGTGAAGACTTTGCTTTTCATTATGAGATTGAAGAGAGAAAAACTTTGACAGAGTATCTTTTAAAATTTGATACTGAAATAAAAAAGAGAGGTATAAGAGTTGACTATGGTTATTCTTTATCTCAATTACTAAAAGGTTTGGAAACAAAACTATTAAGAGTAACTTCGGTAGATCAATTAACTAAAAGACAATCGCCACAAGTAAAGATTGCCCTTGACCCGAGAGGTGATATATACTATTATCAAGAGGCAGCTTTTATAGATAGACCTGGTTCAGATAGACATATTTTGGGTAATATAAAAAATTCTTCTATTGAAGAAGAGCTAAAAAAAGAAGTTGAAATAGAACCTGATATAAATGATGCAAAATATATGGACGCATTTAATCAGACTGTTGAATTATATAAATGGAGTAAGCGATGTATGAATTAAAAGATTATTTGAATTCTATTAATTATGGTAAAAATAATTTAATGGATAGTGGTGACCCAATGTGGGAAAAGAAATACCCAGCATTTGTAGTAAACAAATGTCTCGCCCCTTTTGGTGATACGATACAGTTAGTTAATGAAATGAATCGTAATCATCATCTAGACAAAAAGTTACAATATGACTTTTTACTAAATAGTTTAAGGACACGTAAAAGATTTGCACCTTGGATGAGGTCAAGTAAGTCCAAAAATTTAGAGTATGTAAAAGAGTATTA